TCTCTGCCCGGGCATTACCATTTCCGAGCTTCAGCAACGCATCGCATTTGAGGAACTTTCCAACCTGAGTGATTCGCAGTTCCTGAAGTTTCTTGTCCTTCCCAAAGTATCCCTCGATGAGATCGAGGTCTTTCCGGTAGGTGTAGAGCGTTCGCTCCTTTTTGCCGTTTTCGCGAAGATGGTTGATGAAGGCGGCTGTGGTTTCATGAATGGTCATATCTGTCATGGCGTTTACTCCTTTGTTTGTGAAGCCGGATGCTTAACCCAGAAACTCATCGATCTGCTGGAGCAGCTCTTCAACATGCCCGAGCGATCCCACATGAGCCCAGTTTATGTTCTCTTGCCGGGAATCTTCAGCCAGCTTCTGCTGAATTCGCCTAATGTACTCAGCAATATTGGTTTGGCATTTTTTGTAGGCCGTTCTGGCATCGTCACTGTTTTTAACCTGTTTCATAGGGCGTCTCCTGTTTCGGTTTATCGTTTGGCGGGACCGTCCCGCGTCATGTCCAATGACGCTTATATTTCCTTGAAAATCAAGTATTTACAGAGATGTTTCTGCATTAAATCAACAAACCTAAATGAAAGGAGCGCAACATGTTAAAGAAATCACTCGAATGGGTAATTCCATTGACGCTGGCTGGTCTGATTGCGGGCTGTGCCACCTACCGGCCGCCTGAGCAAATTCAGTCGGCCACATCGACCCTGAACCGTTACACGCCAGAATATGTCCGGGAGGCAAACAAGGCTTTGATTGAATCCATGCACCCGGATGCGGAGCGTCTGGTCGGAATTGGACTCCGATTGCAGAAAGCTATTGATTCACTGGACAGCTGGGCGAATAAAAACCCGGAGGAGAATGAATAATGAAAGAAATTCTCGAACAGAACAGCGAGGTAATCCAACAGGCTGGACAGGCATTGGTCGATATCGGTTCGGAACTGGCGGCCGGGCGCATAGACGACGCATTCGAACGTATGGAAGTCGCCCGGCAGAAATACGTGGAATGGCAGGAACTCGATCAGGCCATTCTGGATATTGAGGAAGCTGTCAGTAACAGGACGAACACATTGGCGGTCCAACAGATCCTCACAGAGCTGATCTCATCGGTTCTGGGGATTGCCATCCGCAAAGGAATGAATTGATGGGTGTCTCTGATAAGGAGCGCAGGCTGGCCGAAACACTCCGTGACCCGGTCTTGTGGGGACAAGCATATCTCTACAACCGGGACGGTTCGGCTCGGTCGTATTGGGACCATCAGAAGGAAGACCTCCGCTGCTCTCATAAAAACATCATTCATTTGGATGGCCGTGACGTTGGCAAGTCGATCGTGCTCTCAACGGATGCACTGCACTATGCCTTCACGACTCGTGGTGGGCAGGGCTTGATTGCCGCTCCTCATCAGGGACATCTTGACACGGTTATTGAAGAGATAGAGTTTCAGCTGGATCATAATGAAGATTTGATGAACAGCATTGCTCTCTCGAAATACGGCAAGCCTAAAATTACCCGGAAGCCATACTTTCGATTGGAGTTTACCAATGGCTCCGTTCTTTATTTTCGACCTGCGGGTGCGTATGGCGACGCATTCCGCTCCCTTCATGTCGGCAGAATCTGGGTGGATGAAGGGGCCTGGCTTTCCGAGCGTGCCTGGAAAGCGCTCAGACAATGCCTGAAAACCGGCGGCCGGTTGAAAATCTATTCCACGCCCAACGGATTGCGGAACACAACTTATTATCGACTGACCCTGTCTCAACAATTCAGAGTATTCCGCTGGGCGTCATGGCTCAATCCCAACTGGACCGCTGAGCGGGAGTTAGAGCTACTGGAATTTTATGGTGGCAAAGATACTTCCGGCTGGCAGCATGAGGTTGCCGGGGAACACGGGAAGCCGTCTTACGGCACATTCAATGTGGAGCAATTCAATCTCTGCAGGCAGGAGTTATTGGAGTACCAGAAAATCACCATCAGTGATGCCGAGCTAAGGGATTGTGAAACGGAGGAAGCAGCATATGACCGGTTGGAAATGATGCTTAACCTTACACCCAGAACAGGCCTGTTCTGGATTGGCGGTGACCTTGGATATACAAATGACCCGACGGAGCTGGTTATTTTTCAGGAAGCAGAGGTGGGCGACCGCAGCATTCTGAAATTGGTACTGCGTATTCACATGGAGCATGTATCGTATCCGCATATTGCTCAGACCATCGCACTGCTCGAGCGCTATTTCACCCCGGCGGGAATTGGCGTGGACAATGGTGGGAACGGTTTGGCCGTCGTGCAGGAACTGTTGACCCTCGATAAATACAAAGAACTGCAGCTTGAAGGACGGCTGAAAGGCTTTGATTTCGGTGGGATGACCCGACTCACTGTTCGTGACGGGAAGGAAATCAAAAAGCGGACAAAGGAGCTGATGACCAGCCTGATTAACGGAGCCCTTCAGAGAAAACAGATCATCTTCCCGTCGGACGATCTGGATATTGAAGACCAGTTTACCACCCAGACCTACACACTGCGTGATGGCAAGATTATCTATTCCAAAGGTAATGACCACATCATCGATGCGGTCCGCTGTGCCATGCTCATTCGGGAGCAAGGCAATCTTGACCTTGCCGGTGAAGAGACCGTCTTCCTTAAACCAGTCCTGACCAATCCTATTTTCATCTGAAAACAGACAAATTGTAGCCAATTAAAAATAAGTGGCAACAATATGTCTGATTGGGACCCGCTTTCTACTTTCATTAACCGCTTTTCCGACGTTTTTCCTCTCCATCCGGTAAGTAACCCCAGTATTGCTGCAATCTACCCACTGCGGGCAGATGTGTGGCCAACAAACCGGAAATAACCTCGAGAGGATAATGTGGATACAAACGCCAACACTGATACTGCCGAGCAGCCAGAAAACGAATCCAATGGATACGCCATAGTTCCTATGGCTGCTGCGGCTGTGCTCTCGATGCTTCCGCATTCAGCAAGGTAAACGCAATGGATGCGGTTCCTGCAACATGGGAGGAACGTGCCAGAAAAGCCTGGGAATACTATGTGGAAGAACCGCTCGTCAAAAACTGTGTCAATTCATGGCGCACCTTTGCAGTTGGTGATGAAATCAAGCTCACCAGCGATGATGAAAAACTCAAGGATGAGGCTGTCCTGGCAGCTTATCAGCTTAATGTCTCTGAATTTATCAAAGATATGGTTCTTCAACTGCTGGTCAAAGGTGATGCGGTTGGTTTTAAGCGTTATGCCACCTCCGGGCAGAACATCGAAGAGGTTGTATGCGTCAACCCTGTATCAGTAAAGGTAAAATATGCACAAGGCGAACTGATTGAAGCCAAACAGTATGCAGAGGACACAGGAAGTGCAAGCGATCCCATTGATCTCCCGGTTGATCAGGTAATTCATTTGAAATGGGATGCTCCTGGATTCTCCCCACGGGGCAATTCAATGATTTTACCTGCTTTTCAAGCCATTGAACTTTTACGGGATTATCGCCGTGCAGAGCAGGCAATAGCCAAGCGCTGGGCTACACCGTTCCGCCTCCTCAAAGTGGGTGGTGCATTTGGTCAAAAGATGGTGATGCCGGACCAACGGATGCTCGAACAGGTCCGCGACATGGTCAATAAAATGGATATGAAAAGCGGCCTGGTCGTACCGTTCTACGTCAATGTGGAAACCCATGGCACCGACGGACAGGTTCTCAACGTCGAGGACAAGGTCAAGGAGGTGAAGGAAGACATTGTGGTGGCTCTCGGACTTTCACGTTCCTTGGTAACCGGTGACGGTCCCAACTTTGCCACGGCATCAGTAAGCATGCAAAAAATGATGGTCATGATTCGTGAGATCAAACAGGCCGCACGGAAGCTGCTTGATTGGATCTTCGATGACTGGATGGAGTTGAATGGGTACAGCGACAAAACTCTCCAGTTCATCTTCAATGACCTTGACCCAAGTGATGCCGTCGATTTCAAGAAACTACTTATAGAGCTTTACGACCGCAAGCTCATCAGCCGTTCCAGTTTGCAGATTAAAATGGATCTGGACCCCGGCATCGAAGCTGCCAACCGGGAAACAGAACGTAAAAATATCGATCTGATGGATGAAAAACAGGTTAAGCCATTGGTGGATATGGTGGTGTCGGGAATTATGAGTGTTCCCCGTGCCCGTGAAATGCTGGGTATCCCCGCAGAAGAAACCAGTCTTGGAGCTGACTCTGATCACAGCTGGTCTGAAAATCTCGAAGCCACTGCAGAATCAGCTCTTTGCGACGAATGCAGTCATTTCAACGCTGAATCAAACCAATGCCGGGTCCATAATACCGAACGAACTTTTGATTCTCCGGCATGTCGTTTTATTGACCGCCGGGAATCTTCATAATGCCATCAGGCCTCAAACAACGCATACAAGCTGCAACGGTCAAGAGCCTGAAATCCCGAAACCGCTATACCGATTCCATTACGGCCCAGCTGACCCAGTCCCTCAATAAGGCAGAACAGGAAGTGGCTCGGGCTATTCTGAAATACCGTACACTTGGATCATTACCGGATAATAAACTGGCCGCACTTAAAGGATTGGAGAAACTACAATCTGAGTTGGATGAGGTTATGCGCCAGTTGAAGCGCGACCAAACCCTTGTTTTCCGCAAAAGCACCAAGGAGGCATTCAAGGGCGGTATTACTCAGGGCATTACAGAGCTGACATCCGCATCACTGCCTTTCTATGCCGATCTGAAGTCGTCCGGCATTGACAAACTTGCCACCAAGGTATTCACCATCGTCGACACTAATGCTCTAGATTTTATGACCCAGTACAATCTGACTCTGGCTGGGGATGTGAATCGGGAATTGGCGGACGGTATAAAGCGCGTCATAATGCAAGGAATCATAGAAGGAAAAGGTACGGATGAAATTGTCCGGGATCTTGGTCGGGTTGTGATCTACAAGGATTCTTTCAAACAGGCTGGAACGAAAGTTTTCAGCAAGGCTCAGTACCGTATGGAGATGATCGCCCGGACTGAGGTGTTGCGGGCGCATAACATGGGCAGACTCAAGTTTCACCAGCATGTTGGAATCAAAAAATTAGAGTGGATGACTATGGGCGATGAGCGGACCTGTACGGTCTGTGGACCTCTCGATGGCAAAACATTTCCCACCGACAAATTTCCGGGGCAACCGGCACACCCATTCTGTAGATGCACCAACCTTCCGGTGTTGACTGATATGAAGTTGAAAAAAATTTGAGACGCCTTCACGACATATTCCAGCGCCTTCCGGTAAGTAATCGCTGAAACCTCCCGCTCGCCCGGTGCGATCGGGGCAAATAACAGTGATTGAACCGGAGAATTTAATGGAAATGTTTGCCACTGACCTGGAAAGGCTGGCGTTCCTCCTCGAGGCAGATGCGGCGCTCGCTGTCGATCCCGACGAACTCGGGACCGATGCAGCCGAACAGAAGGCTCCTGAAGAGCAGCCCCCGGAGAAACGCCCCAAGTACATCACCAATTACATTGGCAGCAAACAGAAACTGGTCGACTGGATCTGGCGTAATACCCCTGACGGAGTTTCATCCGTTCTGGATGCCTTTTCCGGTTCGGCTGTTGTTGTTTACATGTACAAATCCAAAGGACTGCGTGTTTTTGCCAACGATCGCCTTCGTTACAGTCACCACGCAGCCAAAGCCATTATCGAGAACAGTTCAACTCGGCTTTCAGAAGCTGAGATCGAGAAATTGCTGTCGGACAATCCAAAGGCAAAAACCTTTGTTCATGACAACTTCAAAGGGATTTTCTTTGCTAAGGGAG